TGATCAGTCAGAAAATGCATTCGAAGTAAGAGGAGCAACTGCAGCAGGTGCTGGTTTATTAAAACTTACAACTGGTGAACTAACTGTTGTTGATGCAGATAAATTAGGAAGAATAGATTTTCAAGCACCTTTAGAAGCTGATGGAACGGATTCTGTTGCAATAGCAGCTTCTATATGGGCAGAAGCAGATGATACATTTAGTACTTCTGTTAATAATACAGATTTAGTATTTGCATTAGGTAAATCAGAAGCAGCTGCTGAGAAATTCAGATTTACAGCGGATAATGAAATAGGAATTGCAGGTGCTAACTATGGTACCGATGGCCAGGTGTTAACTTCTGGTGGTGCAGGCGCAGCTGTCGCATGGGAAGATGCTTCAGCCGGAGCGGTAACACAGTTAAACAATGCTACTCAAAACGAACTTGTTACAATTGCTTCTACTACAACTCAATTAGACGCAGAAGCAAATTTAACTTTTACAGGTTCTGCATTAACTTGTATTGGTACAATTACAACTGGAATCGATGATACAGGGCACGATGTTAAGTTCTTTGGTGCTACTTCTGGAAGTTTCTTGTTATGGGATGAGTCTGATGACGCGCTAGAATTAACAGATTCTTCTCCAATTAAAATTGGTGATGGTGGGGACATGACTATCTATCATGATGGTACAGATTCTTTTGTTACAAATGCAACAGGAGCTTTAAAATTAGCAACAGAAACATCTGGTATCGTAGTTACTATTGGACATACAACTTCTGAAACAACGATTGCGGACAATTTAACGATTACAGGAACAACTGTTGGTACAACTTTTGATACTAACGGTACTGCTGATGCTATTATTTTAGATGCTAATGGGAATACAACGATTTCTTCACCAACAGATGACCAAATAGATTTTGAAATTGCAGGCGCTGATGATTTTACGATGACAGCAAACACCTTTACAATTTTATCTGGATCTACTATAGCTATTGCTGCCGGTGGAGCAATAACAAATGCTGGAACAATGGCACCAGATATTGTAAGTTCAGGTAAAACAGTAGTGTTTGGATTTTAATAGGAGGAAAATATGGCAAGTGAACTATTCAAAGTAGCAGTACACCCGACATGCTCAAATTCAGAAACGAAATTGATCGATGGTGCGGCAGGGCACTCTTACGTTGTTCTATCAATTTCAATTTGCGAGACGGCCGGGGCCGCCGAGACTTTTGATTTATATGTCGATGATGACGATGGCGGAACAGATCATTACATTTATAAGACACAAGCATTAGGAGCCAATGAAACTTTCGTACATAACGACCGAATAGTTTTAGAAGCAAATGATATGCTAGGCTTTATAACGGCAAGTTCGGCAGACGTTGATGTTGTAGTTAGCTATTTAGATCAAACATTATAATAGGAGAATAAAAAACATGAGTGGAATAATATCAGATAATGTAGGTCGATCATCTGGATTGCTTAAAGCAGCCGGTGGCGGAGGCAAGATTGGCCAGGTGGTCCAGACGCTTAAAACGGATACGTTTTCAACAACTTCAACAAGTCCAACTGCTGTCACAGGATTGTCGGTAGACATCACACCAGTTGCTACCAGCAGTAAAATTTTAATTAACGTATGTTTTGGTTCTTTTAATAGTCGGTATGGTCAAAACTATATATATGCCACAATAAGTGGAGGCAACGCTGCAACTTATATAGGAGATGCTGCAACTGGTCACGAAGCAGCAATGGGTACTTTATCAGGTGGTTCAGATAATTATTCACAACAAGGCGGTAATAGCATGATGTATCTCGATTCTCCTTCAACAACTTCGGAAGTTACATATCAAGTTAATATTTGGGGCCCAGCATATACAATGATTATAAATAGACCACAAACAACAAGAACTACTAGCTGGAATGCCGCCTCAACAATCGTAGCGATGGAAGTATTAGCATAATGGCAGAACTTGGTTTTGGTATAGCAACAGCAATTGTAGAAATTAGAAAAGCACAAGACGGTGGTCATGCACAAATAAGTGTTAATGCAGAAGATCTTGATCAAATCACCTGGCATGATGGTAATCCAACTAATATTACCAAACAACAAATTACGGATAAACAAGCTGCGTTACAAACTGCTTATAATGCTAGACAATATCAAAGAGATAGAGCTTTACCATCTTATGAAGGTGGCTATCCATCTATCGGAGATCAATTAGATATGATCTACCATGATCAGGTGGATGGTACGACAACATTTAAAGATGCAATAAAAGCAATTAAAGACGCACATTCAAAACCGTAATCATATTGCCAGACAGTCTTTTTAACAGTATAAAGGTTTTATGCTACAAAAAGTCAAATTTACACCTGGGTTCAATAAACAAGTCACACCGACTGGTGGAGAAAACCAGTGGCAAGGCGGTGACTACGTTCGCTTTCGTTATGGTACTCCTGAAAAAATAGGAGGCTGGGCTCAGCTTGGAGATAATACTTTAACGGGGAGAACTACAGCTCTACACCATTTCGTTAATGCGAGCGGCGTAAAATATGCAGCCCTTGGCACTAATCGAATTCTTTACGTCTATTCTGGCGGTATTTTTTATGATATTACTCCTCTTAAAAGTACAACCACTTTAACCAATGCCTTTTCAACAACCAGTAGCGATGCCACAGTCACGATCACGTTTGCAAGCGCTCACGGTATATCTCAGTACGATATTATCCGTTGTGATAATTTTACTGCTATTACCGATTCTGATTTTGGTTCTAGCGATTTTGACGATACTACTTTTATGGTCGCCACGGTACCAACCTCCACAACGATTACGATCGAGATGGGCTCAAACGAAAGTGGATCGGGAGCCGACACATCCGGAGGAATAAGAGTTAAACATTATTATACGGTAGGTCCTGCTATTGAAGTCAAAGCATCAGGCTGGGGTTTGGGACAGTGGGGTGGTACAGTTTCTGGAGAAGTAACATCTACTCTGGATGGTGCTATTAATTCATCTGCCACTAGTTTAACACTTGCCGATTCAGATGGTTTTTCTTCTACAGGTACACTTTTAATTGATAGCGAACTTCTTACTTATACTGCCAACGATACTGACACAGAGGGAATATCAGGAATCACTCGAGCTAAGTATAATACCACAGCTGCATCCCATTCGGATGGAGCAACGGTAACCGACGCTTCGGATTATATTCAATGGGGTAATCCAGTGAGTGGTGATACCATAACTTCGCCAGGTTTATGGCACTTGGATAATTTTGGTAACAAGCTGATTGCAACTATTACGGATGGCGCAAGCTTTGAATGGGATTCCGATGGTTCAACATCAACACGGGCAACACTTATTACCAGTGCACCGACTGCTTCAAGAATTTCTTTAGTATCCACACCCGATCGACACTTGGTTTATTTTGGAACAGAAACAACCATTGGAACCACATCTACACAGGATAATATGTATGTTAGATGGTCAGATCAAGAAGATATTAATACTTATACACCAACGGCAACTAATACTGCAGGCACACAAAGACTTGCCGATGGTACAAGAATTATTGGAGCGATTAGGGGACGTGACGCGATTTACGTCTGGACCGATAACGCATTATTCATCATGCGATTCGTTGGCGCTCCTTTTACTTTTTCATTTCAACAGGTGGGAACAGGATGTGGACTCATAGGTAAAAACGCTGCAGTTGAAGTTGATGGTTCTGCGTACTGGATGTCGGACAATGGTTTCTTTAGATATACCGGTAAACTGGAATCATTAGCGTGCCTCGTTGAAGATTATGTTTTTGATGATTTAAATACAGTGCCAAGACAACATATTAATGCAGGATTAAATAATCTATTTGGCGAAGTGACTTGGTTCTATGCATCAGAAAATGCAGATACGATTGATCGAGCGGTGACTTATAATTATATGGATTCTACGCCGGAAAGACCGGTATGGACAACCAGCTCGCTGGCAAGAACAGCATGGCAAGATTCTGCAGTATTTGGAAAACCTCATGCAACAGAATATGATTCAAGTGCAACAAGTGATGATACAGTTGGTAATACCGATGGTGTTAGCACCTACTATGAACATGAAAAAGGATTTAATCAGGTGAAAGCAGGATCTACCTCGGCTATTGCTGCCAACATTGAAAGTGGAGATTTTGATTTAGACCAAAGAGGACTAGCTGGTGATGGAGAATATATGTTAAAGATTAGAAGAATCATTCCTGATTTTTTACAACAAACAGGGAATGCTATTGTGACTTTGAATTTAAGAGACTTTGCTAACCAGTCATCTAGTGGCTCGTCGCTTGGACCTTTTACCACAAGTACGAGTACAACGAAAATTGATACGCGTGCAAGGGGGCGAGCGGCATCACTGAAAATTTCAAATACCGCCACAGGTACTCACTGGAAACTGGGAACATTTAAGTTAGACATACAACCGGATGGAAGAAGATAATGATCGATAAAAGTATTAGACAGCATTACCAAACTGGAGAAAAAGTTAAAAAGTTTGGTTATGATGTAGGACAAAAATTAATATCATCAGCTTTTCCCACAAAAGACGGTAAACTAGATGTAGGTCAACTTGCAAAAAATGTTGCTACAAATAAACTTACAACAGCAGCAACCAAAAAGTTAGCAGGCACAGGCATTCTTTCAAGTCTAGGTCCTATTGGAATGCTTATAGCATATATGTTAGCTAAAAAAGGTATGAAGTATGCTAGTGGAAAAATGCCTAAAGATATTGGACAAGCTTTTACGCAGGGTTTTACTGGTTTAGGAGTTGCTTCACCAGAAGAACAAAAAGAATTAAGAGTTTTAGAAAATAGAAGAGCGAAAATGCTTCAAAGAAAAAATGAAGGCAGAAATTATTCAGAAAGAAATTTAGATATAGTTACAAGAGCCATAGCAGAAGCTAAAGGACTCGATATTAATA